CATGGTCTAACTCCTTATTGTTTAGTTGTTCAATCTTTCTGTAAATGTGCAATAGTTTTGCGTCTAACTGGTCATTCGTCAATTCTAGGTAATCCGCAAAGACTAACCTAAGTAGTTCCATTTCCATTTCTGATAGTCTCATGGTAAAACCCTCTCAAAATCGGACGTATCCGTGTAACCTATAGGCGTAACCGAATAGGCGGTGCAAGTGACGTTGCCCTCCTCATCTGATAAAAAATTCAAGTCTATGGTGTTATCGTAGGCGTGCCAGTAATCCTCTAGGTCTTTGAATAAATAGGGGTTAGTATCTCTAATCCCTGCTATTAAACCTCTAGCGAATGATTTAACTTGCTCCCATTCGTTATCGTCTATGCCTTGAATGTGCGTCATAAATTACCTCATTAAATTAAAAGTTAGGATAAGAAGGGCTATGGTTAGCCCCAAGATAGTAAATAGGTCTTGATAAATCATGCAGTAACCTCAAAAGTGGCTAATTTATATCCCCTGCGGTTTTCTAGCTTATAGCTTAATTTAAAGTATTTTCGCCTTAATTGGTTAAGCTCTACTTTATCTCTGAACATATTAGAGCCGACTTTAGTCGTTACCATTGACGGATTAGAAACCCCTAAATTCAGGAGATAGTTAAACTTTTCTCTATCATCCATGTTGTTTAAACCCTTGATAGAGTCACCAAAGCCATTAAAGAATGACTCGTTTACGTCTTTGATAATTGCGGTTACTTTCATAATCACCCCTTAGGAAAAGGAAAAGATGCAAAATAGCATCCCCTAGAAGCCTCATAGAAGCCCCTAGAAGCTATTATTTAAGCAGTTTGTAACATTTCCTCTTGAGCAAAGCAAATGCCGTCTAAATAGGCGTTAATTAAATCGTATAGATGCCTTTTAGTAGTGTGGTAACTGATTATTGGTGTACGGCATCCACCATGTTCATTACACATTCTGTGCACGCATACTCCCCCATAAGCATAAGACAAGTGGAAATTGCCCACATTAGCAACATTTTTGCCGTCAATGTGTGAATATGGTTTGCTAGGTGAGTTGGTTAACTCATTCAATCTTTGCACTCTGTTTTCTAGCATTTTGTCTGTAATTCTGTCCATGATAAAGCCTCTCTAAGTTAGGATTAAAAAGATACGCTAAAACGTATCGCATAGCACCCATTAGATGCTATACGCTAGACTTTAAGCAGGAACAGATAACTTATTAATCCAATACTTGAATAAATCCCCATTAGATGCGTCTGGTTCTATGCCGTAGGTATTTAAGACAGCTATTGCTCTCAACCCATCTTTAGCCCAAATTAGATTGTCCTCTGGCTTATTTGTTGAATTGTTTTTATTAATAAAATACTCAGCTACTTGAACAGTGTTTAAAGAATCATTGATAATGATTAGGTGTTTCTTTGCAATTCTCATTGTGTTTACCTCTAGGAGAAGATTGTTTAAATTAGGATTTAATACACATTTGCTTATGTATTAATACATATTGTAAACGATAAAAACTCAATACTCAATAAATATTTAAATTATTTTCAATATTTTTAATGGTAAGCAATAAGTATTAAACTTGTAATATGTATTTATATAAATTAGAATATGTATTAAATACCATATAAAAACAATACATAAGTGTGTGTGTTTATATATCTATAGAGTAGTTAAACAATTAGGGACAGATATAAAAGAGCCGTGTGTATACCTCCGCTCTCTCTCTATATTTAACATAATGTATGCTCTCTCTCTCAGTTTGGAGATTGGACTACTCCAATAGATGCGTAAGTCATCACACGTATGCGTGGCAAGTGATGGGGACTGCGTAGCGTGATGTGCGTGCCCCCCACTTATCCCCCCCCATAAAAAAATTTATATATCCGTCAGGCGGTCTAGGGTTATCGTATCGAGTAGGTTGATGGCATGTGCTGCTGAGTAGACTATACGGGTGGGTATACGTGCCCATACGTTATAGGTAGTCCACATAGGACCTGTATCTACGCCTTGTATACGGTTGACTGACTTTGCTAGGCTACCGATGTCTGACACTGACATACCCAGTTCTAGTGTGCTCTGACATAGGTTGGTGGGGTAGGTGGTGATGACGGTAGAGCCTTCATCTAGGTACTTCTTGGTGAGTCTCTCAAAAAACCAAGGGTTGTAGTCTGGGAGCTGGTTAGACATGGGGACAGAGTTGACGATGAGGACATCGTAGTTTGGGTACTTCTTTTTGTTTAGCTCTGGGTAGTCAAAGAGGAAAGAGTCTGGGGTCTGCATAGGGTTCATCACACCTAGCTTGTTAGACAGATAACTAAACCAGTCTAGGTGAAAGGCTACCCAGTTCTTATTTAACGGACTACGGTAGAAGTAGCCGTCTGCGCCTATCCAGGCGTTGATAGAGTCACCTCTGTGGGGTAGGTCTTGTAGGGTAATGGGTGCGTCCTCACAGATGGGTAGGAGCTGGGAGTGGTATTCCTGTTTACAGTAGTGGATACATTCGATACTCGTATCCTCCTGACAAACCTTACGTAAGAAGTTCAAGTGATGGAGCTGGTCGCCCAGGTGGTACTCGTTGTAGGTTCTGATTAACATTGACACTCCTTTAGATTATGGTATTATCAGATTATAGGTAGAGGTGATTATATGGAGATATTAGAGATAGAAAAGGGTAGTGTTCTGCCTAGCCCACGGGTGGTGTACGCATATCCGTACGAGAGCATGGAAGTGGGGGATAGTTTTACTGTACCTGTAAGTGCGAGAGCAAAGGTGCTCAACGCCAACTACAGGGCATCTAAAAGGTTAGGGTTTAAGTTTTCTAGCAAGTCTGAGGGTGATAACTTGCGAGTGTGGAGAGTGGCGTGAACAAAATGAAAAACAGGTTTGGGTCTAGTTACTGGATAAAAATGGCAGAGCGTTGTTATTACTGGCATCAATATGAGCTTTGTCACTGCTGGAATAAAAATGGACCAAGCATGAGGTGGGAGAAGTTGATGTATTTTTATCTGTTTAAGCATTACGGATACGAGGAGTGAGATGATAGAGTTACTGTGGATGAACGAGGATGAGCTTAGAGAGCACTGCCATTTGTTGGTAGAGGCTCTGCTTGTCTCTGAGCACCACAGGGTAGAACTGGTTAACAACATGGGGAAAGCGTTAGCGTATGGATACAACAGAGGATATGCAGATGCGTCTGTACAACTCAAGATTGAGGCTCAAGAAAGAAATGCAGAGGGCTTTATCCTGCATTAGTCCTGGGTCTAAACGGTACTTGGCAAAAGAGTGGAAAGAAAAATATTCTGACGTTGTTTATAACGAACTTATCAGATGTGCCAAAAATAGAAAAGCAGCAGAAGCAATATCAAACTGGAACATAGAGGAGATGAAATAATGGCAACAGAATCCGTAGTACCGCCAGTCACAGATGCTGACGTAACAGGTCAACTTATTTTTGACCAGGCTAAACAACAATTCCCTTACCTGGCTAACCAAGATATTGCCTACAAATATTCTCCTAAAGACAATCCAGAATATATGCTGGAGTCTTACAAGGGAGACGACATCCCTCCTTGGGCACAGGGTAAGCAAGCAGCTATAGAAGTCTTTAATCCTGCTACAAAGCCTATAGACATCCTTGGTGACTACGTGAGTCACTACGCAGTTGAGAGCGACCCCAAAATGGCTGCTTACTATCAACAGTTTCAAAACGCATTAGACCCTGCCGCTATGCAAGAGAGGTACAAGTACCACGTTGAGAACCTTGGAGAACAAAGACCTTATGAGCAGTGGTATCAGATGACTGGCTTGCCAGAGATATTCAGAGGCTATACCTTCAATCAGTTTGGTACACCTGAAGAAGCCAAGCAAATGTACAACGCACAGCAGCTTCAAATCCTTGACCAGGTTCGTAACTATTTAGGAATTAAATGATAAGTAGAAAACTAACGGCAGCAGTCGTCACAGTAACAAAAGGTAGACCTGAACTAGACAAGTGTATAGCCTCTATACAAGCTCAAACCTACCCTGTCCAGCACTACCTACTGTACGACAACGGTATGCTCCCCAAGCTCCTCCTACAAAAGAATCAACACGTCTGTGTATTCCCAACAGGCATAGCTCATCCTGACAAAGATGGACGCAGATGGTTAGCAGCTGTACCCCACCTGATTAACGAAGACGTAGTGTTCTTCTGTAACGATGATGACTGGTTTGACCCTGACCATGTAGAGTCACTCATGGACATTATTAAGCGGGGTAACGACTGGGCGTATGCCCTGCGTAAGATACATGACAAGGACGGTAACTTCTTGTTCAACGACAGATGTGAAGCTCTGGGTGACCTCCACGAGGACTGGAACAACAAAGGCTGTAACTTTGTAGACTGGTGTATGTGGGGTATGCGTACAGAGAAGTTAAAGGGTATCTCAGCAATCCTGGGTATGCCTGGCTTTGGTTCTGACCGTGAGTTTTACAGGGTAGCAAAACAAATGTTCCCTAAGTACGGTACAACAAAGAAGCACAGCTTTAACTTCAGACTGGGTGGTAACCCTGGCTCTGTAACAAAAGAGTTCTTTGACGCTGGTCACAAGTTCATGGCAGACAAGTACGGTGAGACGATGCCCTGGGAGGCTTGACAGAAACAAAAGATTGAAACTAAAATAACCGGATGAGAGAAACATCTGGAACATATTTTGGAGCGGTTTGCGGTAAAGGGCATGACGGACTTAGATACGTCAGCACTAATATGTGTGTGGGTTGTTCTAAAGATTGGTATGCTAAAAACAAAGAAAAAAAATCTCAAGAGTATTTAGAGACAAAAGACAAAATTAAAGAACGTAAATCTAACAGGGCAAAGGAATATTATCGTGAAAACAGAGACAGGCTTCTTGCCCAACAAAAACAATATTACGAAAATAACAAAGAACTTTGGAATCTTAAAACTCACAAACGAAGGGCAGCGGGACTGCCAACACACATACCATTATCAGAAATTAGAAAACTTAGAGCTTTACAACAAAATGCTTGCCCGTCTTGTAGACAGCAACTTGTTAAATACCATATCGACCACATCATTCCTTTGTCAAAAGGCGGGAAACATCAACTAGACAATTTACAGTTATTGTGCCCAACTTGCAATTTAACTAAACACGCTAAAGACCCAATAGACTTTATGCAAAGCAAAGGGTACTTATTATGAATTTTGATTTACAAAGATTTTATAAATTTTGTTCCGAATTGAAAGTGGAAACAAAAGAAGAGGGCTTGAAAAAAATGACCAAGCTCCTGGGGACACAAACCTATGTGATGGAAGAAATAGATAAGGGGTTAAAAGATGACGTACATTTTTTCGTTATTCTTAAGGGTCGTCAGTTGGGTATCACTACTGTTAGCCTTGCCCTTGATTTGTATTGGCAATTTACTCACCCTGGTTGGCAGGGTACTCTTGTCTCCGACACTGAAGAAAACAGAGATATGTTCAGGTCAACTCTGGGAATGTATATTGACGGTTTACCCAAGGAATACAAGATTCCACTGGTTGCCCACAACAGAAACCAGATGGTCCTCAAGAACAGAAGTCGTATCTTCTACCAAATTGCGGGAAACAAGAGTCGATTGGGGCAGGGAAAGGCTATCACTTACCTTCATGCAACGGAAACCGCATCATGGGGCAATGACGAAGGTCTAGCCTCCCTGATTGCATCTCTTGCAGAAAAGAATCCTCAGCGTCTGTACATCTTTGAATCCACTGCACAGGGGTTCAATATGTTCCACGATATGTATAAGACTGCCAAACGTGCCCGTACACAACGTGCAATCTTTTGCGGATGGTGGCGTAACGAGTATTACTCTGTTCACCAAGACTCCAAAGAGTACAAAGTCTACTGGGATGGCAAGCTCAAGCCTGACGAGAAAGAATGGGTGAAAGAGATTAAGAAAATGTACGGGGTTGAGATAAACTCCCGTCAGATGGCATGGTGGCGGTGGAAAATGGCTGAGGGTATTAAAGACGAGACTCTCATGTACCAGGAGTTCCCACCCACAGAAGACTATGCCTTTGTGATGACAGGAACAAGTTTCTTCTCTAACAGTAGGTGTACAGATGCAGCCAAATACGCAAAATCCCTCGACTACGAATGTTACAGATACGCCTTCGGACAACTCTTTCAAGACACAGAGTGCTTACCGTCCTCAGACCGTTTGGCAACGCTACGGGTATGGCAACAACCCGTTGATACCGCCTACTACGTTATCGGGGCAGACCCAGCTTACGGCAGCTCAGACTGGGCTGACAGATTTTGCATACAAGTCTTTAGAGTCTATGCAGACGGACTTGACCAAGTTGCTGAGTTCGCCACATCGGAGCTTAACACTTACCAGTTCGCTTGGGTCATTGCTCACCTTGCTGGAGCATACAAAAACTCGACTCTTAACCTCGAAGTCAACGGACCAGGACAAGCCGTTATCAACGAACTCCGTAATCTCAAACGACTAGCAGCAGCTATCCAAGGTCCTATGGCTAAGGACATGATGGACGTACTCGGTAGTATGCAAAACTACATCTGGCGTAGAAACGATACGATGGGCGGTCTGTCTAACTCCATAGGCTTCCTGACAACCTCATCATCTAAAGAGCGTATGCTCTCCTACATGAAAGATTACTTTGAGCGTGGCATGATGGGCATCTTCAGCATGGACACGTTAGAAGAAATGAAAGGCATAGTCCGTGAAGACGGATTCATAGGTGCACCTGGTCGGGGTAAGGATGACCGTGTGATTGCAGCAGCCCTAGCAACCATTGCGTGGGCAGAACAAGTCCAGCCTAGACTCATTGGTATGCGTCTGTCAAAAGAAATGTCAGTACGACAAGACGAGTACACCCCTGAACAACTGGCTGTAGGCAAGAATGTAAGTAATTACTTAAAGATGATTGGCGTATACGGAGGGAAAAATGCAACCTCTTGACAAACAAACTCTTAAAAAAGAACTTAAACTATTCTTGGCAGACAAGGACAGGGGCATCTCTATCAAAAATTTTTGTGAGATAGCGGGTATATCTGAGCGTTTGTTCTTGCTTGTGATTAAAGAAGGTAAAGCTCCACTAACCGAATCTTCTCAGCGAGGACTCAACCGTGCCTATATGCACTGGAAAGAGGGCAAGATACGGGTGATGAAGAAGCATACCAACGAGACATATCCTGATTACAGGAAAGAACCAACGCCCCCAGTCATCCCGATGAACAAGTTAGTCTTTACTAACGGGGGGTTTAAAGTTCAAAGCAAGCCTCTAAATAGGCATGATTACAGCAATTTCGACAATATTTTGTTAACTAGGGGGTAAAAATGGCAGTTTTGAAAGACTATTTGTGTACAGAGCACGGTGTATTTGAATCTAGGGAGGCAAAATGCCCAATAAAGTTCTGTAAAGGCGAATTATCGGTAATTTTCCTAAAACCAGTGGGTGTCAGGTCAGAAAAGACCAAATCTAACGATAGAAACCTAAAACAACTGGCTTTAGAGTTCGATATGACCGATATTAAGTCTACAAGAGCTGGTGAACACCAAGAAGGCTATTTAAAACGCAAAAATAAGCTATCTGACAAGGAATTTGCCCAGGCTGGTGAGGCTATGGCTCATAATCAGAAGATGCAAGAGGAACAAATCGTTCAACAACGATTATCTGGCGCAATGTGGGGTAATGGTGGTAATATCAACCTCAAATCCGTCATGGGAGGGCAGTTTAAGCCCGTAGCTGACGAGTCTGTTAGCGTTTTACCGAAAAGTGTAGGACAATTTGTACCACCGAGACCAGGTGCAGGGACTCAGGTTGACCATGAGGGTTTAAAGATTAACACCAGTGCGGAGTAAAAATGAAAATACCAAAGGGGATGCTAGACAGAGATGAGTTCTTTAGGGACATCATCTACAAATGTGAAGTCTCCTTAAACTCTAGGAAGGTGGATTACGCCTCCCTCAGAAACTGGTATCTCTTTGGTAACGGACCTGACGAAGCTCCTGCACTCTACAACAAAATATTTCCTCACCTAGACCAGGTAACTTCCTTCCTGTACTCGGCTGAGACAACTCGTTTTTCTATCAACCTGGGTGCATCTGTACCTGAGAACGAACACAGAAAAATACCAACTTTAACCAAAGCTCTAAACAACGAGTGGTTAAATAGCAACGCTGACCAAGTTTTTTCTACAGCTACTACTTGGGCACTTGTCTACGGCACGACTTACGTCAAGCTCATTATGAACAACGGAATTCACCCGTACATGGTTGAGCCTGGTTGTGTAGGCGTACTGCGTGAGGACATCACGTACACGGACAGACAAGAAGCCCTCATTCAAAAATACTACATCACAAAGTCTGAGCTGTACACAAGACTGTACAGCCACCCCAACAGGGAAAAGATTATTCAGCGCATGAACTCCATGCCACACGAGAGGACTGAAATTGCGAATGGTTTGGAACGTATTATTATTTCTCAGTCTAATCCTACTATATACGGTAATGTTAATTTGGATTTGGCTGGTGGCAATCGTTACAAAGCTGAGGTCTCTGAAGATACGGTAGAGATGACCGAGCTGTGGATTTGGGATGATGACGCAGCAGATTACAGAGTTGTAACCAAAGCTGACCCAGACATCATCATCTACGAACGTTCAGGTGAAGAAATGTTTATGAAGGGTGAGTTGCCTTTCATTCAGATTTGTCCTAACCCACTCTACGATTACTACTGGGGCGCTTCTGAAGTACAACGTTTGATATACCTTCAGCAGCTCCGCAACAGACGGATGACAGAAATTCTTGACCTGTTGTCCAAACAAGTTTCCCCTCCAACGGCTCTGATTGGGTTCACAGGCATCCTTGATGAAAAGAACTTTGCACTCAACCGTGCGGGGGGATTACTATCCACAGATATGCCTAACGCTAAGGTAGAGAAGTTAGCGCCCACTATGCC